ATGATTCATTTAAGATACTTGCTTTTGATGCCGTCAAAGAAACTGATATGTTAGACAATATGGCCTCAGGACTTTATGGTTCAGAACAGATTCTAATTGATTCGCTTCGTAAGAAAAGCATAAAGACTAAATTTAGTTATGAGAAGCAGAGAAGTAAGTTTAAGAAACTTGGTGCTAGTTACATTCCTGGTAACTCTTCTACTAGTTCTGTCATTGATATGGTAACAACAAGATTTCAGCATGACCAATTAGAAATATTTAAAGATGAAGGAGTGAGGCCAAAAAGTTTAGAGAGAACAGGACCAATCAAACGGTCATTTATGAAGCAGATTACTAATAAAAGAATGGAAGTCACACTTCATGGTAATTCAGACTTGAATGTTGGTGATGTTGTCTTTCTGAGTTTTCCAGTTCCAACTACCGCAGATGAGGCTCAGAGAGAAGATAAATATATGACAGGTAAACATTTAGTTACTTCTCTTAGACATAAGTTTGACGCCAAGACTTATGTTACTGTTATTGAATGTATCAAAGACACAGGATTTAAGAAAAAATGATACTAGAATTTAAAGAATATATGACACAGAAGTTGTTCAAGCAACTTGACGAGAAACTGATTATGTATAATCAGGGAAAGCGATATGGACAAATTGTGTTCTTAGCAGGTGGCGCTGGGTCTGGTAAAGGCTTTGCTATTCAGAACTTTATGGAAGGCGACAAGTTTAAGATTCGTGATGTTGATGAGTGGAAGAAAGCATTCATTAAGATTGACGAAATAAAAAAGAAATATCCAGAAGTTCGTGGACTTGATTTGCGTAAACCAAAAGAGGTTTTTAAGTTGCATATGTTTGTAAAGAAAACAGGCATTAAAGAGAACACACTTAAAGTGATGCTGGACGACTTGGTTCGCTCAGGCGCCGCATCTAAAGGTACCTTACCAAATATTATCTTTGATATTACACTGAAAGAGATTGGTGATATTACAGAAGTTCTACCACAACTAAAAGCAATTGGTTACAAACCAGAAAACATTCATGTAACTTGGGTATTAACAAACTATCATACTGCTGTTAAAAACAATGCTGGTAGAGATAGAGTTGTGCCTAGTGATATTCTATTGAAGACGCATGAAGGTGCATCTAAAACAATGTCAGAGATTATCAAAGGTAAACTGCCTCGAGGTATTAATGGCGCAGTAAATGTTATTCTGAATAATAGAGAGAACACAATTCCTTGGACTGATAAAGATGGCAATCCCATTAAAACATCAGCGGGTAATATTGTAGTAAAAGACTTCACTTACATCAATTTGAAAAGAGAAGGTAAACGATTTAATAAAGAAGCAAGTGTGCAGAAACAAATCTTTGACTGGATTAAAGATAATGTTCCAGAGACTGCACTTAAAGCAATTGATGAACCAGAGCAATAGAGGAGATAAAAATGCCATTGCCGGGATCCCCTAGAGAAAAAGAAATGAAAAAACAGTTTCTTCAAGAGATTGTAGAACCAGAAATTCAAACAGAAGAAGTTGTAGAAGATGAAGCACCTAAGCCAAAGGCTAAGAAAAAAGCAACTAAAGGAAGAAAGAAAGTCCTCGGACTCTTTTAATCATCTAACAGATTATATTGATGAAAAAGAAAACACAAAAGAAACTCTAAAGAATGGACTTCTGAGTTTTTTAAAGTATGTAGAGAAGGTGGAAGATGAGAAACTTCCTAGGCAAAAATGATTTTACATGGTTTTTCGGAGTCGTGGAAGACCGTAATGACCCTATACAACTCGGAAGAGTCCGTGTTCGGTGTTATGGTTGGCACACCGATGATAAAGACAAAATACCTACTAGACACCTCCCGTGGGCTCAAGTCATTCAAAATGTCACATCTGCGGCTGTTAGCGGAAAGGGCACCTCGCCAACAGGATTAGTTGAGGGGTCTTGGGTAGTTGGATTTTTCTTAGATGGCTCTAGGGCGCAAGAACCCGTAGTCATGGGAAGTCTTGCTGGTATACCTGAAAGTATTGCTGATACAAGTCTAGGTTTCAATGATCCTAATGGTGTGTATCCACTTTATGTAGATGAAAGTGATGTAAACAAACTCGCAAGAGGAACAAACAGCATCACCAAGTCACCAGACAGTGTTACTGGAGAACCAGCGTCACCATACGCCGCACAGTATCCAAAGAACCATGTATATGAATCTGAATCAGGTCATGTAGTAGAGATTGATGATACTGCTAATGCTGAAAGGATTCACATCTATCATAAGTCTGGAACTTTCATTGAAATGCATCCAAATGGAGATGTAGTTACACATCACAAGAATGGATTTAGAACTGTAACTGGCAATGATAAACTTCATGTGACAGGTAACTTAAATATCGTGGCAGATGGTGATATCACAATAGACGGCAAAACAATCAATCTGAATAGTGGCACACAGGGTGCGGCTCGTATTGGTGATACTGCTGATACTGGTGATGATCCACCAGGTGTTTCTGGAGGAGACGGTTCAAATAAGATTGAATCTGGATCTCAAACGGTCTTTATTGGAGACTAAATAGTTTATCTGATATATGACAGAATCTATTCTATCAGGATTTTTAATTTTGTCAAGAAAGAAGTGAAAAAAAATGCATGATAATCTAGTAAATTTGTTTGAAACTTATATTGCCGAAAGCGAAAAGTTTGAAAATGGAAATAAAGCCGCAGGCACAAGAGCAAGAAAAGCACTTGCAGAGATTGCAAAACTCTGTAAAGAAAGACGAGCAGAGATACAATCTGTTAAGAATGGGGCATAAATAGATGAAACGAATACCTCTAAAAAATGGCGATGAGTTCGATGCTCTTACTGGTTGGAAACAGTTTTTGAACTGGAGACCAGGGCAAAGAAAGAAAATAAAGAAGAAATATAACAGACGCTTTCGTAGACATGGAGATATGGCAATACATCGTCTTCACACAACAAAATATGAAGACCTCTGTATGTAAGGAAAGTAAATGGCAGGCACCATAGAAAAGGTAGTGTTTAGTGACTTTGATAGCATCTTTGCTACAAACCCAATTACTAAACAACTATCTGTAAACAAAAATAGAGAAGCAGTAAAAGAATCAGTGAAGAATTTGATTCTTACTGACTATTTTGAGAGGCCATTCAAGTCCGATATTGGATGCTCTATTCGTTCATATTTGTTTGAACTGTGGTCGCCCGCATTAAAGCAAACGATGGAAAATGCCATTCGTGAAGTCATTCATAACTATGAGCCAAGGGCTGATTTGCTAGAAGTTCATGTTGAAGATAATTCAGAAGTGAATGCTATCACAGCAACTATTGTCTTCTCTGTCCGCAATGATCCAACGCCTGTTATTTTAAATGTAATATTAGAAAGAGTTAGGTAATGGCCGCTAACACATATCTAGAAGTAACGGATGTCGATTTTGAAGATATTCGTAGTAATCTAAAAGCATACTTAGGTAATCAAACACAGTTTCAAGACTACGACTTTGAGGGTAGTAATATGGCTGTGCTTTTGGACATACTTGCCTATAATACTCACTACAATGCTTTTTATACGAACATGCTTGCAAATGAGATGTTTTTGGATACAGCACAACAAAGAGATAGTGTTGTATCAAGAGCAAAAGAACTTGGTTATGTATCTCGTTCTGCAAGAGGTGCATCTGCAAATGTAACAATTACATTTACTGGAATTGCAAATACTGTTGCTGAGTTTACTCTTCCTAAAAACAGTAAGTTTACTACAACGATTGATGATATTGTTTATACCTTTGTGACGCCAGAAGCAAACATTGTCAGAAACTCTTCAAACACTTTCACAAAAGCAATCACTATCAAAGAAGGTGAGCCTCTAACACATAGATTCACTGTAAATACTGCTAATCCAGACAGATATGTTCTACCAAATCAAAATATAGACACAAGTAGCATTTCAGTAAGAGTGCAAGAATCTGTATCAAACTTGGCAAACACAGTATTCACTGAAGCAACAAACATTCGTGATGTTACTTCTTCATCTACAGTATATTATATTCAAGAATGTGCAGACCAAGAATATGAACTATATTTTGGAACAGGCTCTCTAGGAAAGCCTTTGAAGAATAACAACATTGTGATTGTAGATTATCTTGTATGTAATGGTCCAGAAACAAATGGCGCAAATACATTTTCAATTGATACAATTAATATTACACCAAGTTATACTTCTGCTTCACTATCTGTCAATAGTGTTGCGAGAGGTGGCGTTAATATTGAAAGTGTTGATAGTATTAAGTTTCAAGCGCCGAGAAACTATGAGGTTCAAAACAGAGCCGTCATTAAGAATGACTACGACAGAATTATTCTAAACGAAAACACAGACCTACAATCTGTTACAGCATTCGGTGGTGAACTTGCTGACCCTCCTGTCTATGGTAAAGTATATGTTGCAGTAAAGCCTACGGGTGAACAGTTTGCTACTGCACTTAGAAAGCAAGAAATCAGAGAAACTATTCTAGACAGAACTCCTCTTGGTATCGATCCAGTCATGATTGATCCTGACTATATCTATATTATTGCAACTGTCAGAACTTTTTATGATTCTCTAAAGACTACACTGACTGCATCTGCAACAATTCAAGCATGTCGTGATGCGATTGATGCTTTTGATGCGACAAATCTTGAACGATTTGGAAATAAACTAAGATATTCTCGTCTTGTTCGGGCACTTGATAATACAAATGAAGCAATTCTGAACAACGATGTTTCATTGAAGATTCAAA